TTTCGATCTTGTGTTTATCGACGGCGATCACAGATATGAGGGCGCGAAAAAGGATTGGGAGAACTATGGTCGCTTGGGGACTACCGTTGTGTTCCACGACATCGTCAAGCCAAAACCAGGAGAGCGCCAGGAGTTGGGAGTCTGGAGGCTGTGGGCGGAAATTGTAGGCGAGAAGGAGGAATGCATAGGTAGAGATTCAAAGATGGGGCTTGGGATTGTCCGCCGTTAGGTTTTATCTGTCCGGGAATCCGGTTCACGACAGGGTAATAGAAGCGTTTTACGAGGGCTGCCCGGAAGACAAAACGCTGGTCAGGAACTTCGCATACGGAGCTTCAGACGTTGCCGTTATTTTCGGCGTCTACAAATCAAGGGTCCCTTTGAGTTTTCCGAGGGGCCGAGTGTACTCGCAACATAGGTCGTTAAAAAACGATGTAATCGTCCTAGAGACGGGTTACATCAATCGGGGTGACGGGATAAATCACCACTATGCGGCGGGTTTTAATGGGCTGAACGGAAGGGCTGACTTCCGCAATAGGGGAATGCCGGGAGATAGAGCTTGTCTCCTTGGTGTTGATCTAAAACCATGGCGAAAGGATGGCGACCACATATTGTTGTGCGGTCAAGTTCCGTGGGATGCATCAGTAGATCACATTGACTTCACCGCGTGGCTTCAGGAGACATACTTAAAGATCAATCGCGGACGGTTGGTAAAGATACGGACTCATCCAGCATTGAAAGATCCAGGCGTCAGTCTTGAGAAGCATCTAAAGAACTGCTGGGCAGCGGTGACGTTCAATTCCAATGCTGCCGTAGAAGCTGCGATAGCCGGTATTCCTGTATTCGCTTCAGATCTTGGTTCGATGGCCTGGGAGATCGCAAACAAGTCTCTGGAGTCTATTGAATCGCCCATCACCCCAGATCGGGAACAGTGGTTGAACGATCTCGCTTACACGCAATGGACGCCCGCAGAGATGGCCAACGGGGAAGCCTGGAGGCACCTATTCGGGCGCTGATAACCGGGATCACCGGGCAGGATGGGGCGTATCTTTCCGAGCTGCTTCTGTCCAAGGGATACGAAGTCCACGGCATAGTAAGGCGGTCTTCATCGTTCAATACCGGCAGGATTGATGGTTTTAGGCATAGATTGCAGCTCCACTATGGGGACATGACCGACGCTAGTTCCATCCTTCATATCGTGGAGAAAGCAGAGCCAGACGAAATATACAACCTTGCCGCGCAGTCGCATGTGGCGGTGAGTTTCGAGACGCCTGAATATACGGCGAATGCGGACGCGCTAGGCACGCTTAGACTCCTTGAGGCAATGCGGACGCTTAAATCAAAAGCGCGATTTTACCAAGCATCAACATCGGAACTATTCGGGAATCAGCCGCCGCCGCAGAACGAGAGGACGCCTTTTTCACCGAGAAGCCCTTACGGGGCTGCGAAGCTCTATGCCTACTGGGTTGTGTGCAACTACAGAGAGGCCTACGGCATATATGCCTGCAACGGTATTTTGTTCAACCATGAGAGTCCTATCAGGGGCGAGAACTTCGTTACACGAAAGGTCTGTAGGGCAGTCGCGAGGAACGAACCGGTGCGCCTCGGTAACCTAAATGCCGTGAGGGACTGGGGCCACGCGAGGGACTACGTCGAGGGAATGTGGCTCATGCTCCAGCAAGAGAATCCTGAGGATTATGTTCTTGCTACTGGCGAGGGGCATTCGGTCAGGCAGTTGGTTGAGGAGGCGTTTGCCTATGTCGGCAGAACTGTATCTGCTGAATTCGATCAGCGACAAGTAAGACCATTGGAGGTGGATTGCCTCATTGGCGATGCGACAAAAGCTAGAGAGAAGCTCGGCTGGAGGCCGAAATACACCTTCAAACAGTTGGTCGCGGAAATAATGGAGTCCGAGCTTGATAGCGCTCGCAAAGCCGGACTTATCAGGTAACGAGCTGAAGTACCTAACCGAATGCATCCAGACGGGATATATCACTCATGCCGGCAGATTCGAGGCGGCGTTTGAGGGGGAATTTGCCAAACGATTTGGGCCTTGTATCGCAACTTCCTCCGGCACTGGCGCGTTACATCTCGCCCTGCTTTCTCTTGGAGTGGGACCCGGGGACGAGGTATTGCTTCCATCCCTTGCCTTCGGGGCTGTTGGTAGTGTCGTCCTGGCCTGTGGAGCGCGGCCAGTCATCATAGATATAGACCCCGAGACGTGGGGGATGGACAAAACCAAGATTCTCTACAGCCTGACCAAAAAAACCAGGGCGATTATCTCCGTACACAATTACGGCGAAGACGCAGGAGACCTTACCCAGTTTGGAGTGCCGGTCATCGAGGATTCCTGCGAAGCGATTGGCATGGTCCCCATCAGAGGGAAGATGCAGACTTATAGCTTCTATGGCAACAAAGTCATCACCACAGGTGAGGGTGGAATGCTTTGCGGTGACTTCGGAAACGCAGCGGAATGGCGGAATGGAGGTTTCGATCGCGAATATAGGCACCTTGTTCCTGGGTTGAATTACCGCATGACGAACATGCAGGCCGCTTTAGGTCTAGCTCAATTTGAGCGTTTTGAAGATCTGCTGAAACGCAGATTGGAGAATGCCGCCTATTATAAGCGGCACCTGAAAGGCAAGGGTAAGTGGCTCTTCGCTGCCCGCGTGGACAATCCCGTAGCCGTTGCTAGGGCTCTTTCGGAATTGGGCGTAGAAACACGACCTATATTTACTCCGCTGAATCTAAGCCCCGCGTTTCGGGTGTATGCAAAAGGGAAGTATAAAGTTGCCGAAGAGGTCTGGGCTAATCATTTGTGCTTGCCCACCGGGCCGCATCTAAAAGAAGAAGAACAAAAAAGGATAGTGGACCTTGTCAATAACCACGTATAGCGAGCTGCAAACAGCCGTAAGCAACTGGCTAAAGCGTAGCGATCTCACCAGCTATATACCGGATTTCGTCACGCTTGGAGAGGCGCGGATTTTTCGCGAGCTTCGCTCTGTTGACATGGAGACATCTTTCTCCACGGCCATTACCACCGGAGTAATTTCTCTCCCCACAAGCTATCTTGCTCTTAAATTCTCCTACATCAACAGCTCTCCGGTGCAATGGTTAGGTAGGAAGACGGCCCGCTGGATATACGAAAATTATCCAACTCGCAGCTCGGACAGCACGCCGAAATTTATAGCGCGCGAAGGCCAGAGCTTTATTTTTGGCCCCTATCCCGACTCCGGGTATACGGTGAAGGGCGTCTATTACAAGAACATCGGACCCCTGTCGTCCTCTGCTCACGCCGTATTTACCAACAACCCGGATCTCTATCTATTTGCCGCGCTTGTGGCGGCGACGCCATTTATCAAGGACGACAAACGGGTAGTTCTTTGGGAAGCGCAATACCAAGGCATTCTGAAATCAGAACAAGGTAGGTCTGATAAAGAGGAGTATTCCGGATCTCCTCCCCAGATGACCCCGGGATGAAGCCCGTCAGGTTGTTGGGATACGCTCCAGATGCAGCTCCAACGATTATAGGCGTACTGACGAACTGTTCTGGCGTCGTCCCTTCGTTAAAAGGCATGAAGGGCGCCCCAAGCCCCGCTTCTACTGGGTTCCAAGCTCTCTCCGGCACCTGTCAGGGGGCGGCTGTTCTGGCGAAGCTGGACAATTCAACGCGGTTCTTCGCTGGCGCTCCTACTAAGATTTTTGAGGCCAATGGTACTGCCTGGACGGATGTAAGCAGGGCGAGTTCTTATACGCCGAATTCAACGCAAAGATGGCGTTTCGCCCAGTTTGGCAATGTATCGATTGCAACCAGCGGCAACGATACGGTGCAGGCTTCTGCAAGTACCGCATTTGCCGATATTGCGGGAGCCCCTGTCGCCGGAATCGTTGAGACCGTCAATCAGTTCGTATTCGCTTTCAATACCGACGTGGCTGCGGATGCGTGGCATTGCTGCGCCATCGGCGATCACACGAATTGGGTGCCGTCAATTGCGACTCAGTCCGCCAGGGGAAGGCTTACCGCAACGCCAGGTCCCATAGTTGGCGGGAGGAGATTCGGCGATGCCATTATCGCCTACAAGCAGAAATCCATGTATCTGGGGTTTTATGTGGGGCCTCCTGTTATATGGGGCTTTACTCAGATTCCTGGAGATGCCGGGGCGATGTCGCATGAATCAATAGTGAACATAGGAACGCCCGAGAATCCCAAACACATTTTTATGGGATCTGAAGATTTCTATTTATACGACGGGGCTAAACCCATACCTATCGGTACTAACCGGGTCAAGGTGCAGGTATTCGGTCAATTGTTGCAGAGTCGCTTTTACACCAGTTCTTCGCTGCACGACAGGAAAAACACGCACGTCTATTTCTACTATCCGGTAGCTGATTCTTCTCTACCCGATCATTGCGTCGTCTACAACTACCGGACGGACAGCTGGGGTGTTGACGATCGACAAATAGAAATTCCTGTCGAATATGTGACCCCTGGAATTACCTATGATTCACTGGGAAATACCTACAGCACCTACGATTCGTTGCCGAGCCTGCCTTATGACTTGGCTTTTCTGAATCCAATGTCTTTTATTCCGGCTATTTTCGATCTCTCGCACACCGTAAAGACCCTCACCGGAGCAGCGGCTAGTTCCAGCATTACGACGGGGGATTTGGGGGCGGACATGGATTTCCTGACCCTCTCCAGAGTGAGGCCACGGTTTCTTATCAAGCCGACCTCGGCGACGATGGTCAATAGTTGGAGAAACAACCTAGGCGATTCTCTCACCGCCGATGTGGCGGTTGCGTTGTCGTCTTTCGGGACATTCGACTCTATGCGGGACGCGAGATGGCATCGTTTTATGATGAGTTTTGTCGGAGATTGGGAAATGGCAGACTTTCTCCCGGAGTTCATGAGTTCCGGAAGTGAGTAAATTACTGCTGGATTTTCGAGTCCCGGATAAATACAACAAGCAGGCTATAACGGACCTTATCCGGCAGATTTGCAATCAGGTCAACGCGCTTTCAGAGGGTCGCCTTTCAGCCCGCTACCAAGCGTCCACCGCAATCCCATCAGGGAGCGCGGTTAGTTACGCGAGGAGCGATATCGTGTGGGATTCCAATGCGACACAACAAGGCACGGCCGGAGCTAAGTATGTCCGCATTGGTTGGATATGCACTACAGACGGCTCCCCTGGTACGTTCCAGGAAATGCGTGTTCTGACCGGAAACTAACATAAAAGAATTTAAAAGATTAATCGGGAGCTAAAACAATGGCAGTGGACTTCGGTATTAGCCAGGATCAAATGTCGGCGCAGCTCCACGATCAACTGATGGCGAGATTTGACGCGCTTGCGGCTCAGAAGCTCGCGAGCGGCGAAATGACGCAAGCGCAGGTTGCGCAAATGCGCGCCGACGCCGAGCGGTCTATCAAGTCACAGGACGACGCGCAGCGGGAGCAAGCTCGCACAGACCAGAGACACTTCCAGCAAAACTCTCTGCGCACCGTTGGCACCTTTGGCCTTGGTGGCGGCGCTTTTTTCGGAGGGTCCGGCGACAACTCCAGTAATAGCGGCTCCGGCAGTAGCGGTAGCTATGGCGGCTCCGGTAGCTATGGCGGCGACAGTTATAGTGGCAGCTATGGTGGCGACTACACTACCGACCCGAATACCGGCGATGTTTACCCGTCTAGTTCTGGTTCTAACCCGTACGCGCCAAGCACATTCCAGGGCGATACGTCGAATACGATGTATAACCCAAACGACCCAGGCGCATCGTCCACTGGAGATCTGGGGCAGCTCCAGAGGCTATTTAGCAGCAGCGGACTTTCCGGGCTCCTCGGCAAAGGTGGCGGCAGTCTATTAGGTACCGGGCTCGGCGCCCTGCTCGGCGGGCTCGGCGGCGGATCGAAGCCGGCCGGCACCACAACCTCGATTCAGGACATTCCAGACTGGCAAAAGGCGCTCCTAATTCCTGCGCTTTCGCAAAGCCAGGGGCTTCTGCAACAGCAGCAGGGGCAGTCTTATCCGCTTCTCAATTCAGCGCAAAACACGCTGGGGCAGACGATTTCCGGCGGCTTTCTCAATTCGAACCCATATCTGGATGCGACTTACAACCAAGCCGCTAAATCGGTGACAGACAATTACAACTCCGTAGTAAAACCGCAAAACGACTCCATGTTCTATAAAGCTGGGGCTTTCGGTCCCGGCAACTCGTCTTTTGAGGAGACGACAGCCAGGAACCAATTCGGTCTTGGACAGAACCTGCAAAATTTGGCGACGAACATTTATGGCGGAAACTACGCCCAAGAACGGCAGAATCAATTGAACGCCTCCTCGAACGCACCCGCTTTTAGTCAGGCGGCTTCGGCGACGCCGTGGAGCCCGTACAAAAATTTCCTCTCCGTTGCCGGTGGGAATTTTGGAGGCTCAAGCCAGCAGCCCTACTTTGAGAATAAGACAGGAAACATATTCGGCGGGGCATTGCTGGGTAGCCAGCTCTTCAAATAATGGGACTCTACGACGATCCTCAAGGAATGCTCGACCCCAAGACAGCTGGGCTTTTAGCTGCTGGTTTTGGGATGCTGCAAGCCTCCGGTCCCTCGAGAATGCCGGTGCCTTTTGGTGCGGTAATGGGGCAGGGCGGCATGCAAGGTCTTGGGGCCTATCAATCCGCCGCTAATTCGGCAAGGCAGTTCCAACAGCAGCAAGCCCTGATCGACCTGGAAAAACAGAAGACAGCTCTTACTGCGGCACAGACGCACGCCCTCCTGCAAAAGGATGCCATGCAGAATCTATTCAATCAGCATGTGAGCAACCTTTTCAGCCCAGTCAATCCTGGCCAAGCCGCCATGACGGCCGGGGCCTCTCAAGGCGATGTGGGGCCTACGATGACCAATGCTGACAGAATGAAGACGATTCCTCCGTCGAACGGCTTCTCTGGGATGACCCCGCAGCAGCTATTCCAACTCTCGACGATCGGCGGAATCAACGGCATCAATACAAACCCAATGATTGAGGGATGGAAGGTAGCGAATCCAGAGCTTAAGTTCGAGCAAGGGGTTCCTCTTGATCCCAGGACGGGACAGCCAAGAGCGGGGGCGCCGATCCTCCCGCACGTCAACCAACAGGGCTATGCAAGCACGCTCGGTTTCGACCCGACAAATAAGCAGTTCTCGATCGGGCCTACTCCTGGAGCAGAATCTACTTATGCCAGACAGCAGGATATCGGGGAGCGGGCGAAAGCGAACTATGACCTAGTCACCATTCCAGCGAGTTCTGCGGGCCAGAATCCGAGAATGGTTCCGAGGGCTCAGCTTGTTGACCAAGCGCCAGGGCAACTCGGTATAGCGGCCGGCATGTCTCCGGCCGCAACGGGCGAGCAAGCCGCAGCGGCCGAGCAACAAAAAGACGTGGCCAAGAATTACGCCGGGATATACAACAATCTCCAAAACGCCGCAATGGCCAATCCAGCCAAGATCGCCAATACGCAAAGGATCGGGGATTTGCTACAGGACTTCGAGGGCGGGAAGTTCTCAACAACCGCCATGGGCCTTGCTCAGGCGTTCAATTCCGTTGGGTTGAAGGTCGATCCGAAACTCCCCAACAAAGAGGCGGCTGAAGCGCTGTCGGGTCAAATTGCACTTGAACTCAGAACCACGGCAAGCGGAAATGGCATGCCCGGGGCGATGTCCGATGCCGACAGAGAATTTCTAAAGGGCATGACGCCGAATCTGGCTTTGACAGCAGAAGGAAGAAAGCAAATCATCGAAAGCAAAGTCAAGATTATGGAGCGGGAGAACAAAGTCGCCTCGATGGCCAGGGAATACAGAAAGCGCTTCGGGAATCTGGATGAAGACTTTTTCTCCCAGTTGAGCACTTGGTCTGAGCGTAACCGGCTATTTAAATAATGCCGGCCGCCCCTGACATTTTCGGTGCCGCATCTGATGCGCCAACCAAGGGGGCGGATATTTTTGCGGACTTGCCTCAACAGTCCCCGGCTCCGGCATCGCAACCGAAGGCGTCGCGTACATTCCCCATTGTTACGAACGCCGCCAATCATGCGATAGCCGGCCTTCCAGACATGCTTCTGAACGCCCCGACGAACGCCTATAACCTGCTTAAGGCTGGAATTGGTTCTGGGCTCAATGCGATGGGTCATCCAGACCTCGCCCCTGACCTCACGCAGACGCCTGATTACGCGCGGCACCTATTTGAAAAGCTCGGAATGATAGATCCCAATATCAAACCGGAGACACCAGCAGAAAACTATTTGACTGCCGGCGTGGGCGGCGCTGCGGCCGGTCTGGCCGCGCCGGCAAAGGCCATTCCACAGCTTATTTCCAACCTCATTACGGGGGGCATTTCAGGGATTGCCGGACAAACTGCTGAAGACATTACGGGAAATAAAGCGCTTGGCATGGCGACGCAGATAGCAACGCCGTCCGTTGTTGCAGCTAGTTCCAATGCAGCAAGAGCTGCTTCACAGGCGAAGATGCAGCAAAGCCAAGTAAGAGACGCTTCAGCTGCGCAATTGCGAGAAGCGGGATATACAATCCCGCCATCTCAAACAAATCCAAACCCTGTCAATCAATTGCTGGAGGGCGTTTCCGGAAAGC